CACTTTTGGAAATTTTGGAATGATGCTGTAAATAATAAAAATGGATTTATACATCTTTTTATTCCTTATGATAAAATTCCAGGACGTGATAAAGCTTGGGCTGAAGCACAAAGAAAATTACTTGGTGACGTAAAATTTAATCAAGAAATACTTTGTAATTTTTTAGGAAGTTCACTTACACTAATTAATGGTGAAACATTAAGAAATTTATCTCCTAAACCATTTATATATTCTAAAGATGGTTTAGATATATTAGAGAAACCTGACCCAACCCACAAGTATGTAATTGTGGTTGATCCAAGTAAAGGTACAGGAAGAGATTATACAGCATTTACTATTTTCGATATAACAGAAATGCCTTATAAAGTTGTAGGTAAATATCGTTCAAATGTAATTAGTATGTTATTAATTCCATCTATTATAGATAAAGTTGGAAGAGATTATAATAAAGCTTTTGTTTTAATAGAGATTAATACAGGTGAAACTATACCTTATATTTTACATAATGAATTAGAATATGACAATCTCATATATGTAATGAGAAGCAAAAATGAAGGACAAAGGATTTCTGGTGGATTTGGTGCTAAATCAAGTTCGCTAGGTGTCACAACTGACGTGGCTGTTAAAAGAAAAGGTTGTGCTATATTAAAAAATTTAATCGAGAATAATAGTTTATTAATTTTTGACACAACTATTATTAATGAATTAACTACATTCATCAGCAAAAATGGTTATTATTCAGCTGACGATGGATATACTGATGATTTAGTGATGACGTGTGTACTCTTTGCTTGGCTTACAAATGACGTGTATTTTAGAGAAATCACTGATGTAAACATAAGAAAAGAGTTATATAAAAAACAAATACAAGAAATTGAAGAGGAATTGACTCCATTTGGTTTTGTTAATGACGGAACTGATAGGGATCCACCCCTGAATTTTTAAAATAACTAAATAAGCAAGAAAAATAGCGTGTATGTCAAGATACATGTTATAAATAATTAAAGAGGAGAGAGCAAAATGGCATTCCAATTAAGTCCAGGAGTAATTGTCACAGAAAAGGACTTCACAAGTATAGTTCCTAATGTTGCCACAAGTGCAGGTGCATTTGTAGGTAAATTCGCATGGGGACCGATCGAAGACCCAGTACAAATTACATCCGAAAACGAATTAGTAGAAAGATTCGGCAAACCTGATGATTCAACTTTTGAATCATTTTTTTCTGCAGCTAACTTTTTATCATACTCGAATAATTTATTCGTAGTAAGAGGTAATGGTTCAAGTGATAGAAATTCAGTAGTATCAGGTGTTGCTGTTAAAATTAAAAACGCAGAACAATATACAACATCATATGCAAATGGTCAAGGATCAGTTGGTGAGTTTGCAGCTAAGTGGGCTGGTTCTTTAGGAAATTCTTTAAAAGTATCGATTGCTGATAAATCGACTTATACAGGATGGACTTATGAATCAAGTTTTGATAGAGCACCAGATACATCAGCTTGGGCAACAGCAAATAACGTATCAAATGATGAAGTACATGTTATCGTAATTGATGAAGATGGTTTATTTACTGGTACAGCTGGTACAGTTTTAGAAAAATTTGAATATGTATCAAAAGCATTGGGTGCTAAAAAATCAGATGGTTCAAATAACTTTTATAAAGATGTAATAAATTCAAATTCAAAATACATCTGGTGGATGGATCATCCTGCTCAAGCAGCAGAAGTAAATAACGTAGCAAATGCTAACGCAGTTGCTTGGGGAACAGCACCAGCAGCAAACCCTTACAAAGATATCAACGCAGTAATTAATGCATCATTAACTGGTGGTGTTGATGACTATGCAGGTGTATCAGCTGGAAACATTCAAACAGGTTATGCTCTGTTCGCAAACGATCAACTTGACATATCGTTATTCCTTTTAGGAAAAGCAACAGCAGCAACAGCAACTTATGTAATTAACAACGTTGTAGAAGTAAGAAAAGACGCAGTGGCTTTCATCTCTCCAGAGTCAGCAGGTGGTTCTTTTATTTCTGATTCTTCAGCGACTCCAGTAGCAGATATAATAACATATAGAAATGCTCTTCCGAGTTCATCTTATGCTATATTAGATTCTGGTTATAAATTTCAGTATGATCGTTATAATGACAAGTATCGTTATGTCCCATTAAATGGTGATGTAGCAGGTCTTGCCGCAAGAACAGATTATGCTCAAGATCCATGGTATTCACCAGCTGGTGCAAATCGTGGTCAAATTAAAAATGTTGTTAAACTAGCATTTAATCCAAATAGAACACAAAGAGATTCACTTTATCAAAAAGGTGTAAATCCAGTTGTGACGTTTCCTGGAGAAGGAACACAATTATTTGGTGATAAAACATTACTATCAGCACCAAGTGCTTTCGATAGAATAAATGTACGAAGATTATTCATTGTATTAGAAAAATCTATATCAATTGCTGCGAAAGCACAATTATTTGAATTTAATGATGCTTTCACTCGTGCTCAATTTAAAAATCAAATAGAACCATTCTTAAGAGACGTACAAGGTAGACGTGGTATTACTGATTTTAGAGTTGTATGTGATGAAACAAATAATACAGCAGATGTAATCGATAAAAATGAATTTGTGGCTAGCATTTTCATTAAACCAAATCGCTCAATCAACTTTATTAATTTAACATTTGTAGCAGCAAGATCAAGTGTTAATTTTAGTGAAATCGGTGGCTAACAATTAAAGGAGAAAACTTAAATGGCTGATATAGCAGATTTTAAAGCACAAATGACTGGTGGCGGAGCACGTCCCAATCAATTTCGTGTTGAATTAATTTTCCCTAGCTACGTAGTTGCAGGGATTTTGGCAAGTGCACAAGCACAATTTTTATGTAAAGCAGCACAATTACCAGCGAGTACAATAGAGAACATTCCAGTTCAATATCGTGGTCGTGCGGTTAATTTTGCAGGCGAAAGAACATTTGCTCCATGGACTGTCACAATTTATAATGATACAAACTTTAATATAAGAAATGCGATGGAACGTTGGTCAAATGGTATTCAAAATTATCAAACAACTAATGGTCGTGTAAATCCAAGAGATTATCAAACGGATTTAGTAGTAAGACAATTAGATCGTTCAGGTGCGATTGTTAAATCATATCGTTTTGTTGATGCTTACCCAATTTCTATTGGTGTAGTTCAATTAGACTATGATACAGCAAATGCTGTTGAAACGTTTGATGTTGAATTTCAATACAATTACTTTGATAGTGATACAGCTTCTCGTGACGGCATAGGAGTGAATATTTCAATTGATACACCAATTGGTTCATTCCCAATTAGAATATAATAACAGAGTTCTTAAGAACTCGGAAATAGATTATGGCAGAAATATTTGGATTTGAGATTAAACGGAAACAACCGAAAAAAGAAATTAGTTCGATTGTCACACCATCTAATTTAGATGGTTCAACGTTAGTTGCAGATGCATCAGCTTATTATGGATTAACACTTGATTTAGATGCGAGTATTAAGGGTGAAAACGATTTAATAAAAAGATATCGTGAAATTTCTTATTACCCAGATGCTGATAATGCGATTGAAGATATTGTAAATGAATCAATTGTATTAGATAATCAACGTTTATCTGTTGATGTTGTTTTAGATGATTTAAAAGCATCAGATAAAATTAAAGACGCTATAAGAAAAGAGTTCGAAGAAGTTTATAAATTATTAGACTTTGACATTCGTGGACATGATATATTTCGTACATGGTATGTTGATGGAAGATTATACTATCATATAGTTATCGATCCAAAAAATACTAAAAATGGAATAGCTGAATTAAGATTTATAGATCCACGTAAAATACGTAAGATTAAAAATTATAAAAAAGAAAGAAATGATAAGGGTGTTGAAGTAGTAAAAGATATAGAAGAATACTACATTTATAATGACAAAGGAATTACAGATAGTTTAGCAACAGGAATTAAATTATCTTTAGATTCAATTGTATTTGCACCATCAGGATTAAGTGATTTAAATTCTGGTATGATATTATCGCATTTACATAAAGCGATAAAACCAGTAAATCAATTAAAAATGGTAGAAGACAGTATAGTCATTTATCGTTTATCAAGAGCTCCTGAACGTAGAATATTTTATATTGATGTTGGTAATCTACCTAAGATAAAGGCAGAGCAGTATGTAAACGACATCATGAATAAGTTTAGAAATAAAGTTGTATATGATGCTTCGACAGGTGAAGTACGAGATGATCGTAAACATATGTCAATGCTTGAAGATTTTTGGATGCCAAGAAGAGAAGGTGGTAAAGGAACTGAAATTACTACACTTCAAGGTGGACAAAATTTAGGTGAAATAGCTGATGTACAATATTTTCAAAAGAAATTATATCAATCTTTAAATGTTCCTGTAACACGTTTATTAAGTGAAACAGGTTTTAATTTAGGAAGAGCAAGTGAAATAAGTCGTGATGAATTAAATTTTCAAAAGTTTATTGATAGATTAAGACGTAAATTTAGTTCAATTTTTTATAGTATTTTAAGAATACAATTAATCCTTAAAGGAATTATTAAAGATCAAGAGTGGGAACAATTTTCTCAGGATATTCGTTTTGATTTTTTAAGAGATAATTTCTTTACTGAATTAAAAGAAAATGAAATATTGTCTCAAAGAATTAATATGTTAAATTCTGTTGAACAATATATTGGAAAATATTATAGTATTAATTGGGTACGCAAAAATATTTTGAGACAAACAGAAGATGATATTGCGAAAAACGATAAAGAGATTGCTGGTGAACAAGGCAAATTACAAGATTTAAAAATTGCTCAAACTGCTGAAACAGATGATGAAGCAATAGAAGCAGAAAAAGAAAGTAATTTTGAAGAGCCTCTTGAGGATGAAACTAAAAAGGAATAATTTATGGATATAAAAAACAAAATTAAAGACTTAATTGACAATATTGAAATAGGAAATGCTGAAGCAATTAATTCATCCTTTTCAACAGTAATGGCTGACAAAGTATCAGCAAGACTTGATAATTTAAAAAAAGAAATTTCTACTACATTGTTTAAAGATAAAGTTGAAATTAAAGAAACTAATTAGGAGTATTACTAATGGCAGTCACTAAGACTATATTAAAGAAAGCTAAACACGAGGTTGTTGTTAAGTTTACAAATGACTCAGGAAATAATCAAACTTCAACTTTTGATTTAGATGTTGACGCCAAACTTGGCACTGAAGTAATTGAAGGAACAGTAAAAGTTAATATAGTTGAAATACACTGGGCTGGTTTAGCAGGAAGTTCTTTTTATTTAGAAAGAAATTCTGTAAAAATATTTGCTGCGCAAGGTTCAGATGCAGACCAATTTGTATTTTCAGGATTCGTAGATGGTGTGGAAAACACTTCTGATCTTACTATTTCTGCGACTGGCGAAATTTATGTTTATGTAGTATTACGTAAAAATTCAGGATTTGAAAGTAAACTAGAACCTGAAATATTTGGTTCATATGATAATCCTGCTGCTAGAGGTAGTTAATTAAATGAAACTTATAAGAGAATTTACAGAATCAGTAAAATACTTAGTTGAAACTCCAAAAGCTGGAGAAGGAAAAAATTATTTTATTGAAGGAGTATTTTTACAAGGTGAAATTAAAAATCGTAATGGTAGAGTATATCCTATGGAAGTAATGAAAAAAGAAGTTGAAAGATATACAAAAGAAAATATTGAAAAGAATCGTGCATATGGTGAATTAGGTCATCCTGATTCTCCCACTATCAATTTAGATAGAGTGTCGCACATGATAAAAGAATTGAAGCTTGAAGGCAACAATTATGTCGGAAAAGCAAAAATAATGGATACACCTTATGGTAAAATCGTTAAGAGCTTAATTGACGAGGGTGCTAACTTAGGTGTTTCATCTAGAGGGATGGGATCGTTAAGAGCAAAAAATGACGGAACTCAACTAGTACAAAATGACTTTATGCTTGCAACAGCAGGTGATATAGTTGCTGATCCATCAGCACCAGATGCTTTTGTACGTGGTGTTATGGAAGGAAAAGAGTGGGTATTCGTTGATGGTAAATTTATTGAGAAAGATATAGAGCAAGTAAGAAAAGAGATAGCAAGCACTAACAGATTAGCACTTGCTGAGGCTCAAATAATACAGTTCACTAACTTTCTTAAAAAGTTAAAATAACTAAATAGTGAATGGAAACCCCATTCTGCGTACATTTAAATTAGGAGAATATAAATGAAGATTGAAGAAACTATCGCAAAGCTATTAGCTGAAGCGAAGAAAGCAAAAGTCCTTATATCTGAACAAGATAAAGAAGGAAGTGCTTATGCTATTGGTATGGCAAAAGCAAAAGAAATTACAGGTGACGAACCACCTTTAGAAAAAGAAACAATTAAAAAAGCACACGAAATTGCTAAAGGTATTCTTAAGAAAGAAGAAACTGAAGAAGAAAAGAAAAAAAGAGAAGAAGAAGAAAAAGCAAAGGCACAAGCATCTACTAAAACTGAATCAGAAGCGACTCCTAACGCAGATGATAAGAAAAAAGAAGATGACAAAGAAAAAGAAATGGTAAAAGAAACAGAAATGACTGACGACCAAAAGAAAAAAGCTGAAGACGAAGCTAAAGCCAAAGCTGAAAAAGAAAAAGCTGACGAAGTTAAAGAACAAGAATTAACAGATAAACAAAAAACTTTACCACCTGCATTGCAAAAAGCAATTAAGGATAAAGAAGAAAAGAAAGATGCTGTTAAAGAAGAAACTGAAGAAGAGAAAGCTAAAAGAGAAGCTGAAGAAAAGGCAAAAGCTGAAAAAGAAAAAGCTGAAGTAAAATCAGAATCTGAAGATAAAGAAGACGAAGATAAGAAAAAAGATACTGAAGATAAAAAAGATTCAGAAATTAAAGAAAATGGTGAAGAAGATGATGAAGATGATAAAGAAGATGATAAAGAAGAAATGAAGTCTGAGTCTGAAGAAGAAGATGATGAAAAAATTAAAGATAAAAATGCTAAAAACCCAGATGAAGTAAAGATGAACGAAGTTAAGGTAGATGTATCTGAAGACGTTGCAGCTTTACTAAAAGGAGAAACCCTTTCTGAAGAGTTCAAAGCAAAAGCAAAAATAATATTCGAAAACGTAGTAATCAATAGAGTAAAAGATGAGATTGCACGTATTTCAAATGATTTGAAAGTTGATAATGCGAAAAGTATGGCAACTATCAAAGAGAGCCTAATTGAAAAAGTTGATGGATATCTCAGCTATGTAGTTGAGCAGTGGATCTTACAAAATGAAATAGCTCTTGAATCAGGTATTAAGAATGAAATTATGGAAGAGTTTGTTAATGGTTTAAGAAATTTATTCGAAGACCATTACATTGAAGTACCAAATGAAAGATTTGATGTACTAACTGACCTACAAGATCAGCTTAATACTACCAAGAAAAAACTTGATGAAGCAACGATTGAAAATGCTAAAATTACAAAGGCATTTAGTGATTTACGTAAAAATGAAATCATATCAACAGCTTCAAAAGATCTAGTGTCAACAGATGCAGAAAAACTTAAAGCATTAGCTGAAGAGCTAACGTTTGAAGATGATGCGTCTTTTGAGAAAAAAGTACAGACAATAAGAGATAATTATTTCTCAGCATTGTCTGCAACTCAAAATTCTACTAAAAAAGTAGTAGATACAATAGTGACTGATGAGCCAATCGTTATAAACGAGTCAGCTAAAATAACTGACGTAAAAATAGCTGCATATGCAGACTTATTAACTCGCTCAAAGAAACAAATTTAAACAAAAATAATAACGGAGAAAACACATGTCAAATAGACAAGATCTATTAAAAAAATGGGCTCCAGTATTAGATCACGCAGGTGTAGCACCTATTAAAGATGCTTACCGAAAAGAAGTGACAGCTGTTCTATTAGAGAACCAAGAACGTTCTATTAATGAAGAAAAGCAAGCACTTTTTGAAGCAACTCATGCGAACCAAGCGGCAGCGATGCCAGATTCAAACGGAGTGGCTAAATTTGATCCAGTATTGATCTCATTAGTACGTAGAGCAATTCCACAAATGATCGCTTATGATATTTGCGGAGTACAGCCTATGACACAACCAACTGGTTTGATATTTGCAATGAAGAGCAGATATACAACACAAGGTGGAACAGAAGCTTTATTCAACGAAGCTGATACAACAAAAGCAGGTGATCCAGCTGGTTCACAATCTGGTACAAACCCAGTGAGTGGTGCATATACAGTTGCGACTGGTATGACTACAACAGAAGCTGAAGGATTAGGCGATTCAAATACGTTCAATCAAATGGCGTTTTCAATCGAGAAAACTTCAGTGACTGCGAAAACTCGTGCTTTAAAAGCTGAGTACACAGTTGAATTAGCACAAGATCTAAAATCAGTACATGGTTTAGATGCTGAATCAGAATTGTCAAACATTTTATCTACTGAAATCCTTGCGGAAATCAATAGAGAAGTGATTCGTACAATCTATATTGCGGCTAGAACAGGTGCTCAAGTAGGAACTGCAACAGCAGGTACTTTTGATCTTGATGTAGATTCAAATGGAAGATGGTCAGTTGAGAAATTCAAAGGATTATTATTCCAAGTTGAAAGAGAAGCAAACAGAATAGCACAAGAAACTCGTAGAGGAAAAGGTAATTTTATTATCGCTTCTAGCGATGTAGCAAGTGCATTAGCAATGTCAGGTGCATTAGACTATTCACCAGCATTGTCAACTAATCTAAACGTAGATGAAGCATCAACTACTTTCGCGGGCATTCTAAATGGTCGTTATAAAGTATTTGTTGATCCATTTTCTGCTAACAACCAAGCAGCTCAGTTGCTATTAGTAGGATATAAAGGTTCATCTGCTTTCGATGCTGGATTGTTCTATTGTCCATACGTACCACTACAATTAGTGCGTGCGGTAGACCCTTCAACTTTCCAACCAAAAATAGCGTTTAAAACACGTTATGGTATGGTAGCGAATCCATTCGCTGGCAACCTTACAGCAAATACAAACTTCTACTACAGAAAAGTAGCAGTGACAAATTTAATGTAATTTGCGAAAGCTGTTTACTATATAATTTTAAAGGGGGGATCTTCGGGTTCCCCCTTTTTGTTTAAACTAAATAAATTATACTATGGCTCTTAAAACTTCAAATAAACCAAATAATATAAATCCACTTAATCCGAATGGGTTTTCTTTTTCATTTGCACGTATTCCAAATGTAAATTATTTTGTTCAATCTGTAAATATTCCTGACCTTACATTAGGTGAAGTCGAGCAATCAACACCATTATCTAACGCATATATTCCTGGAGAAAAATTAACTTTTGGGGTTATTAATTTAGAATTTATAGTAGATGAAGATATGGTAAATTATCTCACATTATATCGTTGGATGGTTGCTCTTGGTAGACCAAGAAACTATGAACAATATTTAAATTTTGAAACGTCAGATACATTAGCACAACGAGAACTTTTAACTGAATTAACAAAAAATTATTCTGATGGTACGTTATTAATACTAAATAATAATAACGCAATTAGTAAAATAATTACGTTTAAAGATATGTTTCCAACTGGGCTGTCGTCGATGATATTCGACTCTAAAAATACCGATGTGACATATACAACTAATACTGCGACTTTCAGATATTCTTATTTTACAATACAGAGTCCTACATCTTCGGCAGTTTATTAATTCAAATTAAAAAGGCTGTTAGATGAATAAAGTAATACTTTCATTATTTTTTTTATTATTTGCTATTATATATGATAGCAGGAAAAGTCACGCACAAGAACTTCTACAAAAAAATGACAAATATCCAGAAAATTCTTGGATTGAAGAAGTACCTGTAGTTTGTAATTACACAGATGCACTTCATAGTTTTTTGGAATCTAAAGGGTGGATTATGTATAAAACATATACTGGAAAAGTTGGTGCTGAAATTGATGGAAAACCAGTCTTTATTATAGCACAATATAAGAATGCTAAATTACCAAAGTCAATAATAGAAACAGTCACTGTACCAAGTGGGCAATCTTGCATATTATATCAAGGATTTGACGAAAAAAAT